ATTTTTTAAGTCATTAATTTGGGATGTGATCGATACTACTTCATTGTCTATCGGAATCACAATTTCAGTAAACTCATTAATTATTTCGTCCTGTTTTGGAATTTCCTCTTCGATATATCCAATCGCAGTTTCATTGGAAGAAATTCTATCATTTAATTTTTTAGTTAATTTTTCACTCATTGACTTTTTCTCTCAATTCATTAATTTGTTTTTGTTGTTCTTTGATTGCTTCTACCAGAAGTCCAACGACGTTTTGATATTGAACTCCTTTATAACCATCTGGATTTTCACCAACAACTTCGGGAATAATTTTTTCAATTTCTTGAGCAACAAATCCTATTTGTTTTTGTCCACTTTCTTTAAATTCAAAGGTAACTCCTCTAAGTGCAGATACCTTTTCAATAGGATTTGTAATAGTATGTATATTCTTCTTCAATCTTTCATCAGATGATGGCAGTGCTTTACCTAATGCAAGTTCTACATCTAAATTTCTGCCATTAATATTTACAAGTCCATTTAGATTTACAATACCACTTATATTTGTAAGACCAGTCAAATTGTTGATACCAACCATATTAGATGAAACATTAGTATATGCTCCACCAAAATTTAAGAGATATGAGAGAGGTGTTGCGATAATTTGAGGTGGAATTGCTTGAGTCGGTGTAAGTGGATTAGGTAATAAAAACTTTGTTCCACACATTAGACTTTCGCCCAATTGTGCAGAAACACTTTCTGCAATTAATGGACCACTTACAGACACTGTTGATCTAAATCTTGTGTCAAGATATTGGAACTTATTAACTCCCTTCTTTGGAAAAGTTGGAAGTCCAAGTAATCTACTAATAGTATTGATAAGAGTTCCGACTGCCATAACTTATAAACCTAGAATTCCTGCTATGAAATTTCCAACACCAAAGGATTCGGTGATAAAATCTGTTCCCAATGGTGTTGGTGCATATGCTCTTGCAGCAAATGAAAGAACACCGGAAAGATTTCCTGAGAATGTATCTCTATCTATCTTATTTGCTTTCAACACAATTCTACCACTACCGGCAGTCAGATTTATATTTCTACCTGCCTTCAAATCAACATCCTCAAGTGCTTCGACCATTATACCTTTGCCTTTTATTTTAACCATTCCATTTTGCATTGCAGTGATATTAACATCACCAGTAGTCCCTGTGATGCAAATGTCAACATTTCCGTCTGATCCTTTAGCACCGGCAACAATTTCTATCCCACGATCATTAATAATTCTCCATGCACCACTCTCATTAAAGGTTTCTAAATGAATATCATTATTATCATTAAATGCATATAATTGATAAACACTTTTTCCATCAATACCACCATTGGGAGGATTTACATCCCACCTAACTTTTGGTCCCCAGGTTTCGAATTGATATGGTTCGTAACTATTATTATGTGGCATATTATTAACTTATACAATCAATGGATTGAATGAATCCTTCTTGTGGTGGTACTGCTCCAAGAACAGGTTTAAGTACTGCACCTAATCCTGTTTCAGAATTTACTTTGATAGTGACAAGATCAGGGATCTCAATAGTATTTATTGGTGATGCAGATATGATTCTACCATCATCAATTATGAGAGAATATTCATTTCCAAAATTATCAGTAGCAGTGTCACTTTCATTATATCCAATACCAGTTGCTACAACCGTTACACCCGTAACACCAATTGGATCTTGATTATCTGTCGGATAATTTTCACCTGAAGATACAATATAAATTGAATCAATTTCTCCTTTATCATTAATTGTAGTCCTTGCTCTTGCACCATATCCGATTCCACATTCGTCTGTAATCTCTACAAATGGTGGGAAACGATATCCAGAACCAGCATTTTCAAGAGTTGCACCTATAATACTCGCAGTTTGATTTACATTTTGTCCTATCGAAGTCTCATTCAATGCTCTCGCAACACTTGGTCCAAAAATAGGAACTGCGGCACCTCCTGTGCCTCCACCACCAAATATCTTAATTTTTGCAGAACCACAACTTGTTGGATAAACTGGGAGACATCTCTTAACTCCACCAACAAAATCACCTTGAGCAATCGCACTAGAATTGAAAATATCAACCGTTCCTTTAATACCTTCGTCTATACTATCAAAAGCACCTGTAGCTCCATCAATTACTCCCTTACCTGCATTGATACCATCATTGACAAGTGCAGCAGTATCATTAACAAAATTGAAAATATTATCGAATGATTGATCTATATCCATTGCATCTTTTGGTCCTGCACCAATAATCCATTCCTTAGTCCCATCACACTTTGTATTGACCTGATTACAATCAAGTAAACTATCAAGACTATTGAATAAAGATATGGCATTTTGAGCGACTGATACAATATCAATAACTCCACCTAAAAGACCTGAAAGAGCACCAAGAGCATCACTTAATCCACCTGCTATTCTATCAACAATACTCGTTAAAAGTGATCCAATGAATTGATCAACAACACAACTTACAAAGTTTTCAATGTTATCGACCATTGAAAGAAGTAATTCTTTAATCAAAGTAATTAATCCTTCAAGTAATGCATTTGTAACACATATTATTGCTGCTTCCAATGCACTAATTGGAACTGCAAAAGCAGCAATTGCTTGTGAACCAGCTTGGTGTGCCGCAGCTGGACCAAGAGCAATGGTTGCAGTATATACTGTCGTATAAAGTGCATTTAATGCGGTAGGAATAATACCTGGTTTTGTTGGGTCATCAGGATCACCAACAAAGAAATGGTTGATGTTCTTTATTATTTCACCAACCAACCAATTCATAGAAGATTTGATGAGTTCTGCTGTCTCATCAATTTTTTCTTGGAAGTCACTTATCTTTCCTTGTCTTTCTTGTAACCATTTAATTAAATTTTCAAGTGTATCTTCAATGCCTGTTATTGTAGTATTCTCGCATGTGTTTGCAAAATGTAATTTTTGCCCAATTGCACCACCACCGGCAGCTGCTTTGTTAACTTCCTGTGCTTTTTGCACCGGAAGTTGAACCGGTGCTTCTTGAGCATTTCCTTTTGCTTCATTTGCTTCATTTGCAGTCGATACCTCTTTATCTGGTTTTGGAATATTTGTCGTATATCCAGTAAATGGTATAAATGGACTAACATAATTTCCTTTTCGATATTGATCAGTATTTCCAAGTAATCCCATGATTACAGGATTTTGTGCATTATCTCCATCTATGAAAAATCCAAAGACAACATCTCCAGGTCTTATCTTTGTGCTTTTTGCAAAGTTTGCAGCTCCTGTTCCATCAGTGGTGCCAAGCATCACTATTGCCCAAGGCAAATCTTCATTTGGTAATTCGTTTTCGTCAAGAGTATGATAACCTAAGATTCTAACCTTAAATCTATTGCCCCATCCCTGACCTTCAAATTGTTCTGACATTGATTCCATTGGTGGAATCTGTCCTATCCACCAACGAAATCCGTCTCTACCGATAAAATTACTCTTAATGTTTGATTCTTCTATCATTTCTTTTTAGCAGTATTGCGTTCACCATTGTAAGGACCGAAATTATCTCTAACTAATTTCAAGGAAGTATATGAATTATTTGGTTCAAAATGATGGCATAATTCTTTTATTATATATGGACCACTCACCTCCGGATCAAATTCATCAGTATCACTTGATGAAACCTTCGGAAATGCACAGTTAATAACATCTCCAGCATTCAAATCAGTATTACAAGGAACCATCATACTTATTGATTGTGTAAGCAGCAAATTATATCTCATGATAGATTGTGCCGCATATTCACTAGGATCTGCATTTTTTTGTGTAGAAACTCCATTATTCAATGTTCCAATACTAAGAATATCTACGAGAATTCTTGTTGGAGCATCTCCTAAAGATTCGGTCGAATTTTCACTCAGTTTTGGAAGAGAAATTTTTCCTTCTGTTCCAAGATTTTTTAATCCATCTTTATATTTTTTTAGTTGAAATTTTCTTTTCTCTGGTGGTGTTAATTTTCCTGTCAAAGGATCAAAGAAAAATCTTTCACTGGAATAAGCACCCAATCTAAGTTTTTCTATTAGATTTTGATTTTTATTAGTAGAGTAATTTAAAATTTTAAAGTCATTATTGAGTTCAACTCCACTCTCATTAACTTCTGAATAATAATACGTCGCCTTGGGTTCTTGACCAATTAATCCATCAATAGACTTGAACTTAAATCCATCTTTTGTTTGATAGAAAACAAATCCTGCAGTAACATCTCCAGAGGAAACTGGAACTGCTTTTGATGCTAACCAAACCAAAGTTGTGAATGGTTTCTTAGAATTTCCTATAAATGAGTATTTGTTTTGTGCCTTGTCTATGCCATTTTCCTTATCAAATCTAGTTGTCTTCAGAACATTTTTTAAGATTGCAGTCACGGATTGATCAATTGTTCCCTGATATTTTTTGAATACTCTCGCAGTCTCATTTGTAATTGCTTCTCTTGAAACTAAGTTAAGTAAAAAACTTTCCTTTTGAGACTGGGATATTACATCAGTAATACTCGAAACATAAAGATACTTTTCGAGTGTTGTTGCAAAATCAAGTCCAGGTTTTTCTTTTCCATCATACGTTTTACCTTCATCTGAAATCTTCATACGAAGTCTTTCACCACCTCTAAGTGGTAAACCATTGTATATTGATTCTAATTTATCACTCTTATCATTTGTAATCGAATCTCCAGTATTAATAACTCTCACTTTTGCAGTGATTGTTGGAGAAAAAATATCCTCATAGTAATCTATAGAAACTGCACCCAGTCTCAAATCAACAGTTTTACTTTTATCATTAGATTCTAATGTTAATATCTCGTAGAGAGAGGATCCTGCTGCTGACATTTATGTGTACGCTAAGTCGGTTAACAATTTTCTTTTCATAATACTATTTAACGATGCACCCATAACAATAACTGAGGAGGACTTTCCAGAAGATTGTTGCATCATTGGCATTGGTCCTTCTTCTTCAATAATTATCAGTTTATTTTTAGGTCCGGTCGAGTATCCAATATCTGGCATTCTTCCTGTAGATCTTGAAATCATACTTTTTCCATGACCCAATCCACCACCACCAAATCCAGCATCTCTTAATACCTGTCTTACTTTAGCAGATCCATTAAATTCTCGTTGTCCGATTGCACCACTACCACCCCACTGTGCCCCAGGAACATCGATTGCCAAATTTTCTCCGTGCCATCCAGGATCTTCTGGTCTGTATTCACTACCTACTTGTATTCCTGCTGCTCTTAATGCTGTTTTTGCCCTTTCTTTATCCTGAAGAGTTCTAAAGGCAATGTGATCATGATAGTTTGATTCTCTTCCATGACCATTATATTCAAAGTTTGGATGATTTTTATCTCCTGTGATATATTCTACGACATTTCCTCCTCCATTATATCTTCCACCACTACCTCCACCTCCAGCATTTCTAATAATGTTTGCTTCCTCCATTCTTCTGCGAGCATTAATTCCACCATTATGAGATTTTAATGCTTCAACAGCATTTGCAATAGATTTTAAGTTACCACCTTTAGAAGCTTTAACAACACTCGAAGGAAGACTTCCATAATTATATCCAACAGATGTTAGTGCTGCTTGTGCACTTGCAGGTAATTTTGTAAAATCATCTCCCAACTGATTAGCAACCTTAGGCATAAACTCTGTTCTAATTCTCCTTTCCAAATCTAATTCTGCCTGTTCTCTAGTTACTGTGCTTGAGGCAGTAACTGAAGTGACGTTTCCTGAAGCATCAGTAATCGTATCACTTCCATATCCAATACGGTATGCATTTACATCCCAATATGCTTTATCACGAAAACCCTCACTATCTCTAAGAAGTTGTTTAGTTTGATTTACAGCATCTCCACTGAGACTACCACCAGATTCTGTATCACCAGTTGTATCTGGAGTCTCTTTGAGTTCTTTTATATCGGCAGTCAGAGCTTTTTTCATGCCCTCAACATCAGTTTGCATTCCTTTAAATGCTTTATCCAAATCATCCATTGCAGTCTTTAATTTTCCCTCACTATCAGTAAAATCAAGATTTTTTATATTACTCCATCCTGCGGAAACTATGTCACCAATAGATTTAAACCAATCTTCAAGATTTTTGACAAAACTTTTTAATGAATCAACTAATTTTTGAATTCTTGTTATTAAATTCTGCACAAACTCAATAATTTTAGGTAGATTATTAACCAACCAACCAACAAATAAAAGACCAATAAAGTTTAATACTTTTCCAAAAAAACTACTACCGGGAAGTTTAACGATTCCACTACTAGAACCTCTCCCCAACTTAGAAGCCTCCAACATTGATTCTTTTTCTCTTCTCTTTCTCGTTTCGATAAGACCTTTATTTAACTTTCTAGTTCTTACGAAATTTTCTCTTCTTATTTTACTTCTTTTAAGTGTTGCTTTATGCAACATTCCACCACCTCTACCAAGTAGAGATCCAGTTCCTCTGGCAAACATTGATCCTATTCTTACTGCTCCTGCTGCGACTGCTCCTATTGCCATTTTAGGTCACCACGTTGTAGAGTAATTGAGAATACATCGTGTAGAAATTGCTGGGATTTGCCGAAGCAATTAACGGAACATCAGTCGCAGATCCAGTCTTAAGTGGTTGTCCCTGCATTCCAGCACCTGCTCCACGCACCTTTTTGTAAACCACTGTTGTGTTTCCACCACCAGGAGCAGGTGCTGGTGGTGTCGATACAGTTCCTGTTGAATTACTCACCTTTGCCGCCGGTTTATTTGGTGGAGGAGTGGAAGGTGGATTTGAAGACATATTTCCGGAAACAGCAGGATTTTTTCTAGGTGGAGTTTTTTCAGTCTTTGGTATTAATCCTGCATTTTGCAATGCATTCGAAATTGGATCATTTGCAAATCCAAACACTTTATCTAAATTCATTGTATCATATGCTGGATCTAACATCCGTGTGAATTGTTCTCCAATCAATCCACCTAAAAATCCCCCTCCAGCAGCACCTGCTAGCCCAACTAAAATTGCTCCTGGTCCAGTAGTAAGTCCAAGCGCTCCAGCTAGTCCACCACCAATTGCAGCACCTTTTAACGTAAATAATATTTCTGGTATTACGGGCAGAATTGCCTTCATAGGAGAGAAACCTTGATCAAGTCTATTTTTTATCGTGGATGCAATAAATGCAAATTTTAAAGCACCACCCAAAAAAGTATTAAATCCAGGACTTCTAAGGATAGCTGTTACTCCTTTCAGAACTTTAGATTTCCCAGATGAAAGAAGTTGTCGTATTGTCTTAAACGCATCCACTCGTTTCTGCGAGTGATTGATAAGACCTTTTGATTGTGCTATTTTGTCAGCAGATGACAAAGAAGACCTAACAGCAGAATCATAATATCCACTACTTCCAGGTCTTCCTCCAAGAGAAGGTCTGTTTGCACCTGGTGCACGATTTCCTGTAGATGTAGGTGGTTTTGGTTTAGGTATATTTGGTTTTGGGGTGCTTTGTTGTCTCCCCTTTTTGAAAAAATCTCTAATTCTATTGAATACAAACTTAAATGGAGCTAAAGTAATAGCAAGAGCTATTTTTCCAATAGTACCAACAATTCCAAGTATTCCAAGGTTAAGTGCTAAAAATATACCACCAACAATAGCAAGAGTTTTTCCAACTTCTAATGCTATTGAATTTAATTGTTCGGTATCACCTTCTGCATATGCCGTTAGAGCAGCAAATCCTCTATTAGTTAACCATCCACCTAACAGAAGCATGAAGAAGTCTTTTAACTTCCCAAGAATTCCTCCTGCTCTTTTTCCTTGCTTCTCTACTGGTGATAATATAGACTTACTTAATTTTTTCTCTAATTGCTTTTCTTCACCCGATCTAAGTTTCTTTTCTTCTTGTTTTTTTACATCCTTCTCATAATCTCTCTGTGCTTTCCTTTCAAGATCTGCTTCTTTGTTTATTGATTTTGCTAAAAGTGCAACATTAAGTTCTAATACTGAAATTCTTTTCTCTAAAGAAATATTTGAAGAAGGCGCTATTTTCTGCAGAGAGACTTTACTTCTCTTTAAGTTTAATTGTGGTTTGGAACTAATTCTACTAGATACCACTGCTTTGCTTCTGCTTTAGGTTTTCTTCTTCAATATATTGCTCTAATAAAGTAAGATAAATTTCTTTCTCCCAAGGTATCATATTTTCTAACTCTGTTAAGCTATATTTATGATGCTGCATCAAGGCAAAATTAATCTTATAGTATGACTCAAGATTGGTATGAGCCATACCTACTCGAAAAAAGACGATAATCCTTCCAGAACTACTTCACTTTCTACTCCAGTTTTTGGATTTTTTACAGTGATTGTATGAGAAAGTTTTGGCATCGTATCAAAGAAATTTTCAACTTCTTTGAATTGTTTTGAACTCAATTGTTCAACAAACTCAATCATTTCTTTTGCACTACAATCAGAAGAACTCCATGATTCTTCCTCACTGTAAATTTGTTCAATCGATGAAGCAATTAGTTTGAATGATTCATCAACACCAAAGTTTCCATCAAAACTAAAATTAGACTTAATGAATTCATCCAATGATGGATATTTCATTCTCATGGTTAGATTTTCATCCAATATGATATCTTTTGAATGAGTCTTGTCTGTGATAACTTTAATCTCATCAAGATTAATTGTCACCGGGACTTGTGTTTCTTCATCATCTGGACATGTTATCATTACTTCAACTTCCTCTCCTACAGATTTTCCTCTGATATTCAAGAAAAGATATTCAATATCAAAAGTAGAGAGTTTTTCTACTTTAATTCCTCTGGAAAGAATACAGTTGCCAATTACAGTTTTGATTGCATTTGTAATTTGCTTTTGATCCTCAGATTCCATTGCAATAATTAGAATCTTTTCTTCTTTAACTAAAAAAGGTCTGTATTTAATCTTTCTTTTTGATGAAGGCAATTCCAACTCATAAGTCGGAGTATTAATCTTGGGTAAAGGCATACTAATCCATTATAAGTTCAGTTGTTTTTATTTAGATACTTATTAAAAAACTTATTGTGGACCAAAAGCACCTTGATCTGCTAACTGTGCCAGAGTTGATTGAGGTCCTGTTGATTCTGATGTAAATGGTTCTAGATCGAAATCATCAAGTGCTCCTTTATTACCACTAGTGCCGTCAGCAACACTCTTAGATGTAGATTTACCGGCAATATATCTCTCATATTCGAAAGCAACATTCACTTTTAAAATATCAGAAGTGCCATATGAAACTGGAATAGAAGATAAATTTTTTGGAAATAATCCAATAAAAGTATATTCCAATTCTTTTTTGTGATCTCGATCAAATTTTATTATCTTTGTTTTATCACACTTATACTTGCTTGGATATCTCATTCTATAATAATATCTTCTTTTAGACTGATCTACCTCTGATGCGTCTGTAATAAATTCCATCCAATGCTCCAGGAATTTAATCATTCTATAATCAGAATCGACATAGAATTCTAATTGCATCTCAGTGAAAATTCTTGTGTGTGCCATTTTTTCCTGCACACCCATAAAGTTTCCACTAATATCTGCTGTTGCTAATGAACTTCCAGGAATGGAAGCAGAAGAACACAATAAACCAGAAGACTCTGTGATAAATCTCGTATCAACACCTCTTGAAGTTAAGTGATTGACAAGATTAGTATCCAATCCACCAAACATTACCTGATAATGTGATGTTTGTGCAAGATTTGTGATTAATGGTTTGAACTCTGATATTTTTCTTGGTCTTGGCACTCTAAATACCTACACTACTACTTTATTATTAGTTATTTAGATGTCATATAAGGGAAAATATCAACCATCTTATCCTAAAAAATATAAGGGTGACCCTACAAACATTGTATACCGTTCTCTCTGGGAACGCAAGTTTATGGTTTACTGTGATAAGAACGAAAATATTTTAGAATGGGGTAGTGAAGAAGTTATTGTCCCATATCGTTCACCCATTGATAACAGATACCATAGATACTTTCCAGACTTTTATATTAAGGTCAAGGAATCGAATGGTAAGATCAAAAAAATGATTATTGAGATCAAACCATATAAGCAGTGTATAGAACCCAAAGTCCAAAAAAGAAAGACTAAGGGTTATATCTATGAAGTCGTTGAATATGCTAAGAATCAAGCGAAGTGGGAAGCTGCCAAAGAGTGGTGTCTAGATCGTGGTTATGAGTTTAAGGTTCTTACAGAAAATGAGTTAGGTATCAAATGACATTCTTATACCCAACAGATGATAATGAAAATCGTGTGCGTGGTGTAGTTGATAGATTTATTGGAACAGAAACTCCTGATCAAATCATGGAGGAGTTGATAGGTGTTCTATCTGAAGGAGGTAAAATTCCTGTTGCAGGTAAATATTATACTTTCTTTTATAATGCCAAGACACCAGGAACACAATATGACGAATATCCTCTCGTAGGAGTGACAGATGTATTTTCTTGGGGATTCCGTGGAATCAACTTTCATTGGGGTGAAAATAGACAATATGATTACAATCAAATCGTTGGTGGACTCTATGAAGTCTATCCAGAGGAGATGTCCGATGTCATAGAACTCGGTTTTGCTAAAGTTCGTTCTAAATAGTTAAAAAAGTAGGTCGATAATGTCCAGAGAAGAAAAAATTGCTGCTAATATTGCCAGAGCAAGGAGCAATGGATCCAGACGGTCTGAAGAACAAAAAGACCCTAAAACAGATGCTGGTGGAAAATCAAAGGGTGCTGAAAAAAATATAGAGGGGAATATATTAAGATATCCACAAGCAGATATTCATGAAGATACAGATTATTTGAAAATTGATGTATTACAATATAAACCTTTAGGATTTCCAAAGCAAAAAGATCTCCTTAAAGAAGGATTAAAAAGATCTAAGGGTCAATATAAAGATAGTCAAGGAAAATTAGTAAAGTCTCTGGGATCAATAATATTACCAATACCTCAAGATATTTCTGATACAAATTCTACTGGGTGGGGACAGGATAGTCTCAATATAGGTGCTGCATATGCAGTGGGAGCAACTAATGACATAATAAAAAGTCCCGAGCTTGCTAAAGGAATTTTTGATGCTATTAAGACTGCTAGTGGGGATATTATTGATTTAGCAAAAGACGGAAGCACTCAAAATGCAGTTAACTCAGTATTTGGTGCCGCAGCTGCAAACCTTTTTGGAGGAAACACTTCTACAGCAGGACTTCTTGCAAGATCTAGTGGTCAAATTTTAAATCCTAATACCGAATTATTATTTAATGGTGTAAAATTGAGATCCTTTAATTTTACATTTAATCTCGCACCAAGAAGTGAGGATGAGACAAAAGTAATAAAAAAAATTGTTACAACTTTTAAACTAAACATGGCTCCCACTACCGGTAGTGGTGGTGGTGGACTCGCGGGGTTATTTTTAAAATCACCGAATGTATTCCAACTTCAATATATGAAGGGTGCACAACCACATCCATACTTAAACAAATTTGTTGTTGCCGCACTTACAAATATGCAGGTAAATTACACAGGTTCGGGAACTTACATGACATATGACGACGGTATGCCAGTTCATATGATAATGACTTTATCATTCCAGGAATTGAGTCCAATTTATGCAGAGGATCAAGAGGAACTAGGAGGAATGGGTTACTAATGTCTTATTTCAGAGAACTACCAAATGTAGAATATCAGTCATTTTTATCTGATGCAATTTCATCAAAAGAATACCTAACTGTCAAAAACTTATTCAGAAGAAATAAGTTACGTGATGACTTACAGAATGTATTCACTCTTTTTAATAAGTATGAGATCTTAGAAGGTGCTAGACCTGACACCGTGGCAGAAGATTTTTATGGTAGTGCGGATCTTGATTGGGTTGTTTTAATGACTGCCGGTATTATTAACGTCAGAGATGAATGGCCATTATCAAACTATGCATTATATCAATATGCTGAGCAAAAGTATGGTGACCAATTAAGTGATGTTCGTTATTATGAAACAAAAGAAATCAAAGACTCAAAAGGTAGACTAATTCTTCCTGCAGGTAAAGTTGTCGATGAAGATTTTGTTTTAAATTATAGTGATGATGGTAATAAAGTTTCTGTGGCAGGTACAGGTGTAAGAATAGGAGTCTCGAATTGGGAATACGAGACTATTCAAAACAATAAAAAATCCTCGATTTATTTACTAAAACGAGAATATTTACAGCAATTTTTAAATGATATGAGAGAGATTATGATTTATGGTATATCTTCTGAATATGTAAACGAATCTCTGATTCGTACTGAAAATACCAAAGTCACAATCAATTGAATATCAAACTATAGTAAGTCGCAATAACCAAGAGGGTCAAACAGACCCTCTCGTATGTCCATCTCATTTAGTCTGCTGCGAGTGCTGCGAAGTATGAGAGAGTATCATCGTCATCATTGGAAGATGGTGTGATATCAGGATCATTGAAACCACCACTACTAGACAGGGAGTTCAGTTCTTCCTTCATGGACTGAGGCATAGGATTGCTCTCACCACGATTCTGCTGACGGAACTCTTCTTCCTGTTCAACAGTTTCTTGATCCTGGAACTTAGGAGTGCCCTTGATACCAAGAACATAATCAAGACGCTTCTTCAGATCATCATAAGACTTGAATTGATCTGCATTGGTAAACTCTTCCAGAGAGAATTCCTTCTTCCAGATTGCTTCCATAGCATCATCATCTTCAAGCAGTGCATCCTGACGGGCAAACTCTGAAGAGTCATAGTTACGATAACCGGCAACGTTCTTTGCCTTCAGTTTGAAGTTGGCACCTTGCCAGAAATCGAACGGATCGATTGCTTCCTCGTCCTCGAACTCGGGTTGCATTGCGGCAGTGATCTTATCAAAGATCTTCTTACCGAACTTGTAGAGCATCACCTTACCTTCATTGGCAGGGTTAGCAGGGTCTTTGACAACATAGATGTTAGCAATGTAAGTCAGTTTGCGTTTCTGCTTACGTGCGGCATCCTTACCAGCATCGGTGCCGTTGTTCCACAGCATCGTGTTGTATTCAGACACAGGATCCTTCTGACCCAGAGTGGTCAGAGAGTTCTCAATATACCATCCACCAGGACCCTGGAAGGCATGAGAGTACAGTTTAACGAACGGCAGATCTTCACCGTTAGGGGCAGGCAGGAAACGAATAACGGCATAACCGTTACCACCTTTATCTACTTCCAGTTTCCACAGACGATCATCGCCTGAACTACCTGCATTATTCATTTTTTCGACTTCCTTGACCAGTTTTTGGGTCAGGGAGCCCAGTTTGGATTGCTTCTTAAGATCAGCAAAAGACATTTGGATTACCTCGGATTTGTTTGGATTTGGGAGATTTACTCGGATAGTATAACAGTGTTGGTCTCAGGCGTCAACGTAATCCCTGAGAGATTTGATTGTAGCACTCATACTATTGAATAAGGATTGCATGTTGGTGTCTGCGGGTAGACCCATCAGAGAGACCGACTTGCGAAGATTCTCTTTCATTTCGACCGCTTGTGGGTCATCTGAAAGAGATAATCTAGTATACATCACTTGCTGCTTTTCTAGCAAGTCTGTTAGCAAATCAATATGTTCAAGTTTTTCTTCACGAGACATGGAACCAAAAGTCAACATACTTGCGTATATTTTCTCTTGGAGTTTGTTGATTTCGTTCAGTTCTTCTTTAATAATATCAGATTCGAAAAATTCACTCATCTAAAATGTCCCTTAAAATATTTTTGTACTTGAATACGTCAATATTTAGGAACGGACTATACTTCTTGATTTTTAGACTGACGGTTTCCCACACAGGATCATCTAACTTCTTGTCAAAATTCTTACTAAAAGAAAAAATTCTGTCAAAAATTACAAGAGTCTCAAGGTTTACGTTTCCACCAAGATACTTTTTTAGAATGATTGGATGACCTTTCGAACAATCGAATAGACTCTCTAATTCGTTGTCCGATAGTAATTCGTTGCTTTGTTCTTTGAACAAGTACGTCAAACTCTGCTGTCGTTTTGTCCACTCGGCGTAGGTCCTTTCTCCAGAATTGATAATTTCTCCAATCCATAAGTTTTGTGGGTTATCGGCAGCAGCAAAGTTTGATACAAGAAATTTAAGAACTTCTTGATTTGAATATTTACGAGAGGTCTTTTCAAACCAATACTTATCTTTCCTCTTATTAAAAGAAGTTATCGAAGCACGGGATCTGCCTCGATATTTAAAGAAATTGTATTTGGGATTCGTAAAATGATTTTTAAGTGACAAATAATGTTGATATGTTTCAAAAGGAGTCACGATCATAGGGGCAGTTTTGCTCTCGAAGTACGTTTCATGAAGTTAAGTCTTGTAGCATCCCACTTAAGTTTTTCTTTGAGTGGTTTAGACACTAACTTCGTTACCGATTCTACCTCAAGTTCATTGACTTCGCAATAGTGTACGATTGCATCAATGTAATTGATTTTTTCTTCGGCAACAATCTTCTCAATTTCTAATGCGAATTTGGAAGGTGTCAGAAATTTTTTCTCTATTGCCTGTTCTAGTTCTTTATTAGGTTCCATAGAATTCCAGTTTATCTCTAACAAACTTTCCAATATATTCGGTAAGAAGTTTGATGTACTTTGATTTGTCTCGTTCTTCATAGACGACGCATTCTCCATTTTCGCAAGCCATAATAATTACAAGTTTTTTGACTGAAATACCAGTCAGTTCGTACAGCATACAACCATATGCCATGCACTGTACAAAATAGTGATCGATCCACTCTCGTGGTTTTGGTTTCTTTGAAGTCTTAAAGTCAATTATTGCTAATTCGCCATCGTATTCGGCAATACAATCGACGGTCCCTGCAATCCCTAACTGTTTACTATATAGGGAACCTTCCAGGGCGTGTATATTATTTATATTTTTTAATTTGTTTTTAGAAATCTTAAACAAGAATTCTGATATTGGTCGAACACTAGGAAGATCCTCGTTCTTAAGATGGTGCTCTACTAAAGTATGCATATCCGTGCCACGACCTGTGGCAGCTTTAGTAACACGATCTGCTTCTTCGTTTCCTACTTTCTTACGCCACTTCTCAAAAATGTGCTTATTAAAATGACTGGTCACCGAAGTGATGGAGACCAGTCTGAGAAGTTCTTCTTCATCGGGAACAGAATAAAATCTGACCCCATCAATAGTCTCCCTCTGAAGTTGAGGGAGATCAACATCAACATGATTAAACATTAGAAACCTGATTCCATTTTTGCTGTAAGATACTCTTTGACAAGACCAGAACGAACGATATCATCAATCCCAAATTCAATTATATCAAATGACTCCATTTTACGCAATACGTTCATAAAATCAACGATACCATTTCTTTCATTTGCTTTATTCAAATCAGACTGACGTGCATCACCACAGAAACAAATGCGTGTATTTTCACCAACACGAGTGATAATACTATCAAGTTCGTGAAAGTTTAGGTTCTGAAACTCATCGACAATCACAATCGCATTATCAAGTGTAGTTCCACGCAGGAAGGATGTAGACCAGAACTTGATTGATTCTTGTGCTTTAAGATTGCCATAGAGCATCTCAAAGTCTGCATCACTAGGCATCTGGAACATGTACTTCACCATATTCTTGTAAGGAATCTGGTAGATGTCAGCCTTGTCTTCATGAGATCCAGGTAGGAAACCAATCTCTCTGGTTGCTACAAGAGAACGAACAAGATAGATTCTCTCATATGGAGTGTTTTCATCTAAAACATCTCTCAGTGCATTGAATAGTGTGATAAAGGTTTTACCAGTACCAGCACATCCATAAGCAACTAAATGTTTTCCTTCCTTATAAGAATCAAATAATTGTTTTTGATTGTCTGTAAGTGGATCAATTTCCACCAAGTATCCAGAACTCAGTGGTTTTTTTCGTTTCATCTGCTTTGTAGTAAGACCAACTCCAATGGGTTGCTCGACTGCAGATGCTCTTTTTCTTCTTGCCATTACTTAATCTTCAAATTACGTGCTCCGGGTGCTTTTGATGCCTTTGCAAGAACATCATTCCATCCTGGATTTCTAGCAACTAGTTTATTTTGCCAGTCACCAACTTCTCCTACTCCTGGGCAAGTAGTAGGATCTGAGTAATCTCTTGTCCAGTCAGGATTATCCTCTTTCCACTGATCCCAATCATGAACGCTCATTTTTACATCTTTAGTTTCACCAGTTTTTGTATTAACTACAGGATATGTTGCCATTGTTAAAAGTCCAAGATAATTTATTTAGACCCACTCAAGGGCTTCTGCACAGGTCGGGAACTGTTCAATAAAGATCTTCTTACAACCCTCTGCAAGGTCCATATGCTCCTTCTGAGTGCCGTTAGCAGTCCTCAGATTGATATAATGAATCCATGAACGACATGAACCAGACATGTAGATTCTGGTGGGTGTGGCGAGGGGAAGCACAAAACGAGCACACTCCTTTGCAATTCCAGAATCAAGCATAGATTGATACAAGACCATTGCCTCATCAAAGTGCCGACGAACCTTGATTTCAAACTCTTGCTTCACAAACGGGTCAATATCATCAATAGAGTTTTGACGGTTCTTAGTGTCTTGACGACGAAGATCAAACATAGGAACTTGATCTGCCAACATGGAACTGTCAGCATACCGTTGTGAAAATTCTTGATATGTGAAACTACGGTGGCGCAGCACTTGAGCTGCCACACCTCTAGTAGTCTCCAGTTCCAGAGTCATAAATGACTGCTCAAACACAGACCAGTGGTTGTGCTTAATACAATAACCCAACAACTTTGCATAGTTGGGATTTTCCTGATTATTGGGGTTCGACACACGAGCAACGTATGCCATCATCTTCTCCGCATCGGGAGTGACACTGATCAATTTTACACTCATTTACCAAATCCTTTAGAATTTTCTTTTTCGTACTCAGCAACTTGCTGCTTTACCGTGTTGAGATAGTTTTTCATCTCTTTAATATTTTCCTGAGAATAGAGATGATCTTGCTTGATTAGACGTTCAAGCAACTTTATAAGTTCTTTTGTTTTTTTAATCGGGGTATCCATCGTCATCATTAAATACTTCGTCGTAGTCTTTCATTCCCGGAAATTTACTTTTGTCAAAGGATGTTTTGTATGCATCTACGTCAGAATACACTTCTGCTTTTAGGGAATCAACAAGCAGTTCAAGGTTTCGGACGATGAGTTTTAGTCGTTCTTTCTCCATAATACTGTACTGTTTCACTATATTATAACACAAAAAAAAGAGGGTGATCAACCCTCGTCGTCTAATAGAATTCTGCAGATTCGCTTACATGTACCTTGATCTTCTTCGCATTCAATTAAACAGTCGAAATAATCGTTAACCAGATCTAATTCTTCATTACATCGGTTTAGGCTTGCTTCAATATGAACCCATTCTGCCAATTGATTGCGAGATAAGAGATTGTGCATCTTCACACCTCCAACGCAATTTTTGCAATAACGTAGAAAACATAGTAAAAATAGAATTTCAGAGCATAAGCGATTCCTTAATTCTATAGTATGTAGTAAAGTTTGTGTTAATTTACTAACATTTATGTCTTTTTTACATAAGTATAAAAAAAGAGAGGTTTTGAAACCTCTCTCTTAATTATTTGGTGAGAACTTTAATCTCTCCATATATCAGTGATAGAAATGCTACAGAACCAAGGGATACGATCCCAGCGACTTGTAGTGCTTCCATATCACTTTACATAAGTGCGACCACGATAGCAGAAAGTGCCGTGAGACTCTTTTGCTGGTTTGCGAACTTCACACGTTACACCACGATATGCGGTGTGAGTGATCTGTGCATCGTGAATAGCAGATGCTTTGTTGATCTGCTTCTTGATGAGTTGTAAGGTGTTCATTTGTCTTACTCCTAAAGTAGTTGGATTTTTAGGCCCGTTCCTTTAGTCGTTTGCGTCCCAATAATGATTACACTCAGGTACAGATTCCTTTACGGTCTCTACCAGTTCTACCACAATTTTAGGTGATAGTTCTGATTTATTTGCTTGAATCCTGAGCACTAGTGCATCAGCATCTGCACAAAGCATACCAGAATAAAGTAATAAATCAAACATGGGATGAACGCTCCGTTCCGCGACTTACTTGCGTCTCATGTAAATGTACCTTCACATTGACCTTCTACTTTTGACTTAAGATATCCTATTAGATTCAATTTTGACCGAAGGTCAAGATT